GGTTCCTGTAACCGTAGTTAGTCCGTTATTTGCAGCTCCTCTTTCTTTAAAGTAAGATATATCTAAGTCATTTCCATCTGCGTCCTGTGCGACTTCATCTGTATGAAGTACAAAACTTCGTAAAGGATGTGCTGCAGAGCTTGTGTCAAAATATAAATAAACAGTATCAGATGTAGACATACCACTAAAGCTTTCCGTACGCTGTAGCGCTGTAGCCGAAGAAAAAGATACCTTACTTGAATTAGGAGGAGTTATATCAAAGTTTTTAGCATTGATAATAAAAGTACCTGCTGTTAAATCAACAGTATATGGTGCACTCAGACGTCCGCCTGTTGCTATTTGCTGTATAGCTGTATCCCCAAATAGTCCTGCAGATAGTTCTCCAGATGAAACTCTCCAAGGAGACTTAGCAGCTAAAGTATTGACTGTTCTGATTTTTACTGTGTAGTCGCCCCCAGAAACATTATATATAGTAAAAGAGGTAGCACCTTTTTCTGCTATCTCTGTTTTCATATTTAAGTAACTGGAGCCTTCATTAACTAAGTCGTGAGAAATTTCATAGTTTTCTACAAATCTATAAGTAACTGTACTAGAAACATTTGCGGAATCTACAATAACCTCTGTGGGAGGTGTCCACGATACAATGGCATTATAAGAGTTAAAATTCCCATCTGCTGATACAGCTCCTACAGGTACTAGCTCTACAGATACTCCTGAAGGAGGTGGCACTGCACCCCCTGCTGCTGTTACAGGAGTATACCCCGTGGTGTATATAGGCACTGAGTAGTCAATTTCATCAAATTTAGTCTCTTCATACTCAGTCGCTGATATTGAAAATTTTCCTTCTTCATCCTCCGCTAATCCTGCAACTCTAAATTTCTTTACAGTCTCTGACGACTCATCATCTGAGATTATTGCCCAGATGTAGTCTTGTAAGGGTGCCTGTGAAAAAGCTCCATCTACAGTAATAGTAGTACCAGTAGTACCTGTATTTGTTATATCTTTAGTTTCTATACGACTACTTCCTGAGTACTGTACTACTATATTATTACCTGCATTGTCAAAATAGCCAGTTACATCAGATATACTGGGAGGATTATTAACTAAGTCTATTAAGTTGCCCCCACTATCTCGGACTTCAGGTAAAAAAGATCCTCGTGTGTATGAAGGGGGGCTTGACCCGCTGCCAATAGTAGCTGCAGCTTCTTGAGCTAAGTATACTGCTGCTCCTGGAAAAATAATAGTTAGTTTACAGCTTGTTCCTACTGTACTGCCTTCTCCGAAATCTACTTCTCTGTCTAGTACTACTGCCGAAGTAGTACTACCTGTACTAACTCTTCCACTGTGCTCTACTCCTTCTATGTCCTTGTCTTGAACATTTATAATATCTCCAGGCCTTAAAAAAGAAGAGTTTATTCCGGTTGTAAAAGATACTATCTCTGTTTCTTGAGTGTCAGTAGCTAAGTTCCATTGCGCTAGTCTACGAGCTTGACTCTCGGAAGTACACCCGAAAGCAACAACATCTCTACCAACAATTTTTCCTTGCTTAATTATGTTCGCAGTGTCTTCTACTGTTAATACCGTCTTTTTATAAAATTCATCAGGGTTATTATAAGTAACGTTTATTTGGTTGGGCCTCGCTCTTTGCCCGGTATAGGTATAGTCAAAAAGGCCATCTTCGACGTTGCCCTTAGTAAACGTGTACACAGCTTCTTTTGGGGAATCTTGGATAGCTGTGATTTGCCCGTCAATCCAGCCTAGCATACCCCTAAAAGTGCTTGCTAGGTCTTTTATTACTTTATACGCTTCTTCTGCTTGTGTTATATACACATTACAAGTAAACCTAGGCTCTAATCCGCCTTTACCATCTGACACTAGCTCATCGCAGTATCTAGCAATCTGGTATAAAGAGAATTTGTCTATATCTGACTCAAGTAAAAACTCGCCTAATCCATAATCAGGGTTTGTTAGAATATCATAAAATATCCAAGCAGGATTATTAGTGTAAACTTTTCCGAAGTTTACATTAGCAGGAGAAAGAGAGTAATCTCCTCTTAGCTGTCCCGTCCAAGGTACATAACTACCTGTGTCGACTCCTGAAGAATTTCTAGTATATTTTGCTATTCCAGTAGAAGACTCCTCTCTAGGAATATAGTTAGAGGGTACTTTAACGAGTTTACCATATATATGATAAGCTCGAGTAGGTACACTTTGAAAATCTTCTGCAGAATAACTAATAATGCTATGAGCGGAAGTTGGGTAATTAAATTTATCTTCAATAATACAGTCAAAAGAGTCTAAAGTTGCTGTTAGGCTGACGTTTTCAGAGAATGCATAAGATTTAGCATCTTCTGGGCTTAGCCTTCTAACCTCTATAGACCAGGAGCTAAACGGTTGAAATTTTTTCAAATCAACGTCAAAAGTAGCTACAAAAGGGGGATTATTTCCCTTTTTTCTTATAATACCTGTGTTGCCTCCCGCTATACGAACACCTGCAGTCCCGTTCGAAAGTGCATTTGCATAAGACTTTATAGCAATTCTTTTATAGTTACTTGTAATAGTTCCTGTATTCCAGTTGGGAACGTTGTCTAAAAAATTAGTACCGCCATAATCTTTTCCGTGTACCAAAACTGCTTGTTCAGGGTCATTTTCTGTTGTTTTATACTTCAGAACAATTTGAAACTCAGCAAAAGCCATCTCATCTTGGCCCTTCTCGCTACCAACGTGGCGTAGACCTCCAGGAAACTTTATGTTAACTCTTACTCTATCTATTTCCTGTGCGCTGTTTTGGGGTAAACTTAAACTCCCAGAAGTCAAAGCTCCTGCAGCAGGGCTCTGACTGCCAGACCCGTAGCCCGTAGTTACGCCCGATACAAGTTTCAGTGCTTGTCCTGAAGCAATAACAAAATTAGCTGTTTGTGCTCCGCCCCTAGGACTATTTGTTGATATACCATTTCTAGTACCTTTGTATACTTGGGCAGAAACATTATCATAGGCTAACTCTCCTAAGTCTTGATTCTCTGCTGATATAACACCTACTCCAGATAAGGTAACTTTTGCTGCCGTAACAGAAGTTGATACAGCAGTTTGTAATGTTGCTGTATTAGCATTAGCCACCGCAGTAACTTTTACAAGATCATCTATAGTTACTGCAGCCCCGGAAGCCACAGTGGTACTAACGGGAGGAAAAATCTGAGCACTAGTAGTGGAGTTTACTGTGATTATAATGCCAGAGTACTCTGCTCCATTGAGCCCCGCTCCAGCTATACGTATCCTATGGGCCGCAGTACTTAAGTAATTTAAAGGGCTACCCGTAACCTCTGTGGCATGCTTGTTTAAGAAACAAGAACTGGCGGTTGTTATTCTATTAGTGCCTGGAAAAATCTGGGCACTAGTAGTCGAAGAGGGGCCCGCTCCTTTTATCTGTAAATATCTATCACCATCAGATAAACTAACACCACTAAATAATCCAGCAGCATCTGTTACTGAAGTACCCGAAACTGAAGCTATCCCTGACTTACCTAACAAGTTTCTAGAACTGTCAGGCAATAATGCTGTACCGTTTAAATACACACTATTTAATCCGTTAACAAGACCCCCAATTTCACCTGCAGCTATTAGGTCTACTACTGTTGCGTGCTGATTTTCATATGTATATGCCATTCTCTACTCCTATGTAGTATCTAACTTAGACCTACGTGGCCGACGTCTATTCTTGTACTATTATTGTATCCTGTTCTGGGCTGTCCGTTATAAGAAAAGCTTATGGGGGCTCCACCTACTATTAACTCTCCATATGCTACAGGTACGGGAAGACCTTGTGCTATGGTATTAGCAGGCCCATCGAAAAGATAGGACTCAGGAGTTCCTTCATCACTTTCTGGGCCGGGAGCTAGCAGTTGAGTTATACCTGTTAAAGCTAAGTTTAGTGCTACTGTTAGAGCTACTTTTCCTAGTGCCGTTGCTCCAACAGCATAACTAGTACTAGTTACACCTGTAGCTG